ATTTAATGGCAAGATCATTTGACTACAAAGGTTTATTATACTCACCAGAAGTTTTAGGTGGAATAGGTTTATTAACTGCTGGACTTTCAGGTAAAGCACCAGACACAGCTTTACCAATGATGATGCAAGGAATGAAAACAGCATCTATGTTTTCTGCTATGGAAGAAGAAGAAGAAAAAAGAAAATTAATTAAAGAATACGCAGATCAAGTACCAGAAGATCAAAAAAAATTATTTAAAGCATTTCCTAAATTATGGTTAGAAAAAAATGTTTTTGCAAAAGACAAAGCTTTTAAAACTAAAACTATAGTAAAAGATGGTGTTTATAAAACTGTAGATGTAACTGATAAAACTGGGCAATTAGAATTTAACAATTTTATTAATGATGGTTGGGTTGAATCTTCTGTAACTACTAAAGGTAGTGAAGCTGGATTAACAAAAAAATCACAAGGTGATACAGAAAAAACTATTATTAGCGGTCAGGCATTATTAGATAATCTTGAAACACAAGAACTTATATTTCAAGATGAATTTTTAACTCAAAAAGGAAAATGGAAATATCAACTATTGCTTGAAAAAGATAGATTTGCTTCATTTACTGGAAAAACTTTAACTAACGATGAAAGACAATATGTTAATGCTTATTCTGCTTGGCAACAAACAAACTTGCAATATTTTAACAATTACAGAAAAGAAATTACTGGTGTTGCTGCTGGTGAAAAAGAAATAGGTTGGTTACAAGAATCTATTCCAAGTGAATTAGACACACCAAATACTTATAGAGCAAAATTAAAAAATCAAATGCGAATACAAAAAATGTTAATTGCAAATGCAGAACAATTTAAAGCAACTGGTGGAAAAGTTTATAATGAAAAAGGTGAGTTTTCTAAAGATTATTTAAATTTTATAAAAGGTAAAGCAAGACCAAATGGTGAATATTTAGAAGAAAGAATTAAAGCTTATGTAATAGATAATGGTTATGATAAAAAAACAATTTATGGATTATTAGATAAAGAATTTAAAGGAACAAATTGGGAAGAAATATTAGAAGTTTATTTAAATGCTAAAGAAGGGAAATTATAATGTCTAATATAATAGATAATTTTATTAATTCTATAAATGTAGAAGATGAAATAAAAAAAATAGAAAATAATAAAATATTAGAAAATAAAAAAAAGGAAGAAGCAGCAGAAAATCCTGAATTAGGAAAAATGGATACTGCTGTTGATCTTGCAGCATCAGGTGCAACTGGTGTAGCTCATGGTCTTACTTATGTTATTGATTTACCTTTTGTAATATCTAAGGCTTTATCATCTGGTTCTGAATATGTTGCAGAA